AATTGGTGTTAACAATGTTGCTGTTTTAGAAGAAGTAAAAGAATTGTATTTATATGACTTTGGAATATTTATAGAGCTAATGCCAGATGAGGAAGAAAAAGCTTTGCTTGAAAATAATATACAAGTCGCTTTATCTCAACAAACAATAGAGCTTGAAGATGCGATTGATGTTCGTGAAGTAAAAAATGTAAAACTTGCAAATCAATTATTAAAAATACGTAGAAAAAGAAAACAACAAAAAGATCAAGAAATAGCTCAACAAAATATACAAGCTCAAGCAAATGCTAATGCTCAAACGCAACAAGCTGCTGCTCAAATGGAAATACAAAAAAATCAAGTTATAACTCAAAACAACGCTCAATTAGAACAAATAAAAGCAGAATTAGAGTCTAATAAAATGATGCAAGAGGTTGCTCATAAAAAAGAGCTAATGCAGTTAGAGTTTGAAATGAACATGCAGCTTAAAAGTTTAGAAGTTGAAGGGCAGAAAACAAAAGAAAAAGAAAAGGAAGATCGTAAAGATGAAAGAACTAAGATACAAGCTTCACAACAAAGTGAACTTATAGATCAAAGAAAAACAGGTAAACCACCTAAAAAATTTGAGTCTGCAGGTAATGATATACTAGGAGGCGGATTTGATTTAGGTAGTTTTGAACCTAGATAACAATTATTAATTATTATTATATTATATTATGGCAAAAAAGAAAAAAGAAGAAGTAGTTGAAAAGACTACTGAAGACAACGTTACTAAAGTAAGTCTTAAAAAAACTGAACAAGAAGATAGCGTTACAAAAGTAAATTTAGACAAACCAAAAAACCAAGAACAAGATGAAATTAAAAACGATACTGTTGACGAAACAAGAGTCCTTGAGGATGTTAAATCCGAGGACGCCGGGACCACACAAAAACAAGAAGAAGTACAACCGGAAACTGAAACACAAGAACAACCAGCTTTAGAAGAGGTTACTGAAGAAGAAAAAGTTGAAGAGCAAGTAGAAGAGTTAGTTGAAGAAACTAAAGATGCTATTGTTGAGTCTCAAAAAACTGGTAAAGAAATTCCAGAGAACATACAAAAGCTTATAGATTTTATGGAAGAAACTGGTGGTAACGTTGAAGACTATGTAAGACTTAATCAAGATTACAGTAAGTACGATGACAATAGTATATTAAGAGAATATTATAAACAAACTAAAAAACATCTAACAGATGATGAAATTAGTTTTTTAATGGAAGATTCGTTTTCATACGATGAAACAGAAGACGATGAGAAAGATATTAAAAGAAAAAAATTAGCGTTAAAAGAGCAAGTTGCCAGCGCTAAAGCCCACCTGGACGGGCAAAAGTCCAAATACTATGAAGAAATTAAAGCTGGGTCAAAGTTGACCAAAGAACAACAAAA